AATGATACAGATTGCTCGCCCCAGCCGCCCTGGTCTCCTGACCATTGTCTTTGTTGATACGTTGTCCCTATTGCACCAGACGCAATCATCTTGCCCTCAAGTACTTGGTTACCGCTGCCCATAGCGGAGCCATCTAATTTACCTGTAATATTACGGATAGCATCGCCTTGAGCAGTCCCCAATCTGCGCCCTCTATCAATATTTCGCCCATCATCTAGGCCGCGTAAAAATTCACCACGTAAATCAGGTAAGTTAAAAGTAGTTCGTCCATCGCCTGCGCCGAATGTTGTCCCTATTGCAGCAAATAGTGCGGCGTATGTTGTACGGGATACGGCTGCACCATTTGCTTTGAGCCAACCACTAGGCGGCGTTGTCCGAGCAAAGAATGCGACCTCACCAACAACCTCGTCCTGCTGGATAGATTTGTTAATAGATCTACCACTTGACGACAGCACATCATTAGGTGAGACAAAATCACCATTATGCTCAAAAGCCCATGTTATGTTGGCGCCATTATCCTCAATAAGATGGATAATCCCTCGCCCAAAGCCATCACCTGCACCTTGCTTAGTCGTGTAGCCGAATGAGAATCCTGCGCCATAATGTCCTTTTGAACGGACTAAACCTTTGACAAATGGATGATACGTATCACGGTCTTGCGACCCTGTAGTCTCAACCATAAACGGCGCGCCGCTAGTATATTGATTAGCATAAGCGCCATAGCCAAAATGTTTAGATGAGATACCGACAGAATATAAAATGCCGGTTAATCTATCACCAGATTTAGATATGCGACCCTCGGCGTTGTTGTTTGCGGCAACGCCTTTATCGTAAGCCGTCTTTACTGCTTTGCTTGAAGCAACGTCTTCAGACGAGTTACTATTTACCGCATCTGATTTTTTATTGTTATTGATGTAATTTTGTGTAACATTTAGCTGTAATTGAGCTATTGATTGCGCAAATTTTTTACCGGCTTTAGCTGTCAATACCAAACCATCACTATCAATACCGGTATCACTCGTAGCTTGCCAAATACCTTTTTGTGTGGTTGATCCAATAGGCAGTTTGTGACTATGACCGGATTCATCAGCCGTACTTGTGCTTTCTGCTGTTAAATCTTTCGGTGCGGATTTTTTACCAAATAGCTCCAATGTCTTTTTAAGCCATAATGTACGATTGGCGAGTTGTTTAATGGGTTTATTTGTAATGCCATTCTCACCGCCAAGCACAGGGTCGTTTTCTTCAATTTGATAAACTCCGTCTTCCCACTTTTCTTGTTCTTTTAAATTAGCCATAACTATCCTTTAAATGAGGTTTAAATCTAGTTTGAACCGTGGTTATAACTGCCGTTATAACTGGCTTTGTTGTTGTAACGTAGCGGTACGGATTTATAATCCAGTACGGCTAATGTGCAACGTGCTGGGGCAAAATTACGTAAAATCTTACGTAGTTGTTGCGCTTGGTCATTAGTAATCGGTTGATTTAGGCGAATGGCGTAATAAGCCCATTTATCACTTAACGGTATCGTCTGCACAAATTTATGTTCATAAGTCCGTGCTTTTAACCCTTCATCGATTTCAATTTCGCCAAAGCCTAAGTGGCGCAACACTTCACGAATCGACCAAGGTGTACCTTTGTAGCGGTGCAGTTCAATAGCTGCTTTAATTAAACTTCGTTTTGAATAGTCGTTTTCTGCTAAAAATGCACCGTCGTAACCTGTTACACTCCATTTTTCAGCGAGTAACGGGATAAATTCATCATCAAGCAATTCGACCAAGGTCGTCATCACCTTGCTTTTATCCAACGCATTAATTCGCCAGCTCAAATCTGCCAAGGCTTTGTATTTGGCTTCACGTTCAATCACATCCGCATAAGTCAAATTAGCCATTGCTACGCTCCGGTGTAACTTCAATATTGATAGCAGTGCAATTTGCCCATTCTGTTTCACCTACGACGATTTTTGCTGGGGCAATCAGATTCACGTCATACACGCCATCGACACGCAATGCGCTGATAATGGCAGACGGCACAACGTCAATGCCGAGTTTTTTGGTTTTATCGGATAAATACAGTTGCAAGGCATCACGGGCTTTGGTTTTCACAATGTCTTCGCGGTAGCCGTCTAGTAGCGTTAATGTGGCATTGATTTGGTAATCACGCTTAGTTGGTGCAATCACTTCGACGGTATCGCACAATGGGCGACGGCGTTCTGGGCTAACGTATTGCTTTACATCATTAAGCAAACGACTGTCTGGCAAGCCTGTTTTTGTGAGCACGGTAATGCGCACTAAACCGCCACGTGGATTGGAGACATTCACATCGGCAATGTCTTGCGATACAGCGCGGGTGTGATAATCGTAAGCGGCAACGGAACCACAACTGGTAAAGGCTTCCGGTGCGGCAAGAATTCGCTTGCGGTAGTCGTCATCATCTTCGCGCGCTAAACCGCCGCTTGGCACATCAATGTTGGTGACGGTGATTTCGCCCGCAAAATTGACCGCACTTTTTAGTGTTTTTACGCGCCCAAGCTCCCAACCATTGCCAGCAGTACCAGCTTTATTGCAAGCAGCTTCAATTTCGACGTAAGCGATAAGCGGTGTAATCACATCATCATTCAGTGTAATAAATTCGATTTCATCGCTAACGGCAACGCGCGTGCCTTTCGGGATTAAAACGGACGGGTGATCACCTTTAATACTAAAGCGTAGAATCGTGCGAGCCGGTTTATCCAATAAACGATAACAACCAAAGGTTTCCCCGCATAAATCCAAAGCAAGCCCCGTGGCGTATTGTGGAAATGTTTGGCGAAAGGCTTCGTTAATACCTTGGCGCGCTAGGCTCTCACGCAATGCATACACGTTGATAAGTAAACGTTCAATGTGTGCCGGTTGTAAGATTTTGCCGGTACGTTTTTCATACTGCGCAATAGAGTCGCGTAAAATGCTTTCTACGTTATCATCAACGACTTTCACATCATATCTATTCATTGGGCGACCCTCGTGGCGTAAATTTCGCGATACACATCCTCGGTAAGCGACCAATAGATGACAAATTCAAAGTGCGGAGCCATGCCGTCAACGTCCACTGAATCAATGTTGATGCGCTTCTCCCAACGTTGCAGAGCAAGGGTGATTTCACGCACGATATTCGGCATAGCCACATCTTCCGGTTGGTCGATATATTGGAAGTGGTCACTTCCAAATTCAGGGCGTAACACATCTGTGCCTTTAATTGTCGAAAGGATATGGTCAATGCACTGATGAATATCATCAATGCCTTGCACCACTTGAGAATCAAGATGTGGTGCAAGTTGCCAGTGTGTTGTGAGGAGTGTGTTTTGTGTGTTCATAGCCTTGATGATACAAGGCTATGCTGAAGAGTGCTTTTAAAGCGATTTAAAGAAGTGGGCTATTCCGGAAGGCCTGTTTTACCGCCGGAGTCGCCTAAGTGTTTGTGAGAGCCAAGCTCAATAGAGCCTTGTTTAACTTTTGGCGCAGATACTTCAGTACTGGACGTAATTTTTCCAGACACTGCTAGTTTTCCATTAATTGACGCATCAGCATTGATTGTTACACCGCCATCCGCTGTTACGATAACGCTGCCGCTTGTGTTGATATTAATCTCGCCACTTTTACGATTGTGCGAAATCACTGTCCCGTTTGTGAACTTTTTCACCCACATGTTATTATCATTCGCCGGTGTGGTATCTTTCTCGTTGTAAATTGCTCCCAACACACAGCCTCCTTCCCCGCGCGCATCAAGTAACAATGCCACCAATTCGCCCTCATCAGGCATACAATAAAACTGATTGCCGCCAGCATTAGGCGTTAAATAAGACAACCAGGCTGTTTCTAAATCTTCAAGCGCGGGAATTTTGCACCGCACTTTATGGTTCGCGGCATCAACCGCTGAGACAATGCCTTCTTGATAAGTTGCACCAAAGTCATGCGTTTTCATTTATTCCCCCGCTTTATTTTCCGTTAGTGCGCCTGTGCTAAGCAAATCATCCGGGATAAACTCTAGCATTCGCACATCAATACTTGTGGTATAGCCGCCACCCCGGGTAATACTATGCCGGGATGATTTTATTAAATATTTCCCACTAAAAATGCCGAGGTTGCGCAGTAATATTGTGCTGCCGGCCACGAGCTTAGGATTGCCGACCAGCATGATATTTCCCGCCGTTTGGTCTTCATTTTGCTCTGCCAGCGCCGCATCGGCTCGTGCATCAATCTGCTCCTGGGTTTCCCCACGGGTAACAATCTTCAACGTGTCCCCGCTTGCCGCCTTGGCTTGTTTCATCTTTTCGCGCAACGGCTTTGCTTTTTTACGCTTCTTGATGACCTTTTTCCCTGTGGCATCATATCCACTCACATCAACTTCCTTGGCCGTATCCTTGATTCTATCGCGCAAGGTAATCGATATTGTATCTCGCTCTTCAAGCGCCGCCACGACTTCTTCTTTGCCTAGCTCGTCTTTATCCGTGAACACAAGCTGATCACCCACTATCTTAAAGCTGTGATGATATTCTCTTGCCAATCTTGCCAAAAACTCCACATCACGCTCTTGATATTGCGTTACGCGCTTAACTGGAATGGGCTTAATTGTCCCGACTACTTTTAACTTTAATTTTTCTGCAATAATGCTCACTATTTGCTTGAGTGTTGTGTTTTCATAGGCTTTAGGCTTTAACGTGCGATTTGCCTTTCCAACACCTGTACTCAACGCTTTGATTTGAATATATGAAGGCCGGTAGTTATATTCCACCTCGTCAATTTCAAACGCCCCAATATCGGCCAGCAGTGCCCCTTTGTAACCAATAGCCGCCTTTAATTTATCCCCTTGCGTTGGATACCACTGCCGCACCCATTTTCCGCTAATATCCTCAAACGTTAGCGTCAGCTCGTCTGACTCGCCCTCAAGATTATCGGTGTACGCCAGCTCAATTAAGTGGGGTTCAATGTCAGCGGTAATATTGGTTTTTTCGTATAAAATGGAAAAGTCAGGGGTTGGCACGTTACTATTCATTATTACCTCTCAACCATGGCGGCATTGATTCATTATTTGTAGGCTTAATATTTAGCACCGGAATATAAACCGTTGCCCCTGTTGGCAGCACTTCGCATAATCCTATATGCGGATTGGCATTAATAATGCGTTCAAAGTCCAAAGCATTGCCATAATAGTAATAGGCAAGGTTGTCCCAACGCTCGCCTTGTTTTACGGTATGTTTAAGTACGGTTTGTTGGGTCATCAATTACGTCCTCATCTTTTCGCAATACTATCCAGGCGGTCATTCTAGCCGCCCGTTCGTCAGCTTGAACACTGAGATCATCATAAACATCAAAATGGCTATCTGCTTTTGTGCCAAAAACGCTCCAATCTGAACCTTCATTCATTTCGCTGAACTCATTTCTCATGGTTTTAATTTCGTTCATCATAGCCGACACGTCATTGGCAAAACCCTGTACTTCTTCACTCATATCCCCGAGCGCAGACAATCCAAATCGAACACCTTCAAATGCTTTACTTAGACCTGACACTTCCCCAAATCCACCTAAAGCCGCATCTAGATTACCTAATACCCCAGGCAAGTAAGATATAGCAGCCAGAGGATCATTGGCTAGCTGTCTAACTGTCTGCACGGTTTCTCTGACGTCATTTACCACAACCATAGCTTTTTTATAAACCGCAATGCCTTTTTCGAGCATCCCTTTTACTCCGTTAAAACCAGCCATAAATGCTGGCGGCAGCATAGACCCAAGTAAAGAGCCTCCACCAATATTTAATGCTGCGCCTAAAGGGTTATCTTCAATATCGCCTACAAATTCCCGCAAGCTAATATTCATCTCGCGGCATAGGGCGTTCCCGAACTTATCTGTAAACAAGGTGACCGATGATATATCGGTGATCACAAAATTGCCCTTATACTTACCGCGGCCAATAATCAATGGCAGCGCATCTTGTTTTGATTTTGCCCCTAACAATTCCTGGTAGCGGCGCTCAACACCGCCAAGCGTATGATGTAAGCGAATAGCAAAATTAAGCTCTGTGAGCTTCTCGCCCATAGCTTGCAAGCGGGGTTTTCCTTTTAAGACCGCATGCTCTGCGAAATCTGCTGCATGGGTTTCGTTGAAGTCAGTTAAATCAACAGGCTCAAATGCCACGCTTCCTAACATAAAGTACATTAATATGCTCTCCGTTGTTGTTGGTCTAACACGCGCTTCAACATTATTTCGAACTCACTTAAACTCATCTTTAAGCCTTGTTGAACCTGGTTTAAAACGCCGTTTCCGTCACCATTTGAACCGCCATTGACATTGATTGTCGGGTTAAAATTCACCACCACACTATTGGCAGCCCCAGCGGCTTGTGGCATGACGTCCGCACGATTGAGTGGCTGATAATTGGCAAGAACGCCTGTGTTATGGGTCACACCATTTAACCCCACAGCCCCCGCAAGGTTATCTGACGCCGCTTCTGCGATGGATGTTGATTTATCCATCCCAATCGCTAGCCCCTCCACAACATTCACGCCATAACCTTTAAAAACCCGGCTTGGCGAATGAATACCCAGCTTATCAGCAAACCACCCCTTAATGCCGTCACCTAAATCAGAAACAATCTTTTTCGCTTCTTCCCAGGCGTTTTTAATACCGTTCACTAGTCCGTCTATCATATTTCGGCCAAAATCCATAAATTTCGATGGCACATCAATGCCAAACCAGGAAAGTACTGAAGAAAAGACCTGTTGGAATAAAGCCAAAGGCGACCAGCTTAGAATGGCCGATGTGATATTTCCGATGCCGGATGTGAAGAAATTGCTGATATTTGTCCAGGCGGTTGAGCAGAAATTTGTGATACCGCTCCAGGCGTTAGAAAACACCCCGGAAACCTTGCCCCATAATTCAGAGAACCATGGCCCAACTTTAGCCCAATTCTCATAAATCAAATACGCTGCAACCGCAATCCCCGTAATGATTAGCCCGATTGGATTGGTAAGCAATGCACGGCTCATCATCAAGATCGCTTTTCCAAACATCATTGCGCCTTTTATCACGTAGCCCATTAAATAGCCAATCCCAAGTGACAGTTTGCTGATTGCGGAAAATAAAACGTTCCCTAATAATCCCCCCAGGAATTTCCCCGCTTTAATAAACGGCAATAATCCAGCTGCCACAAAAGAAAACGCTGAGTGAAGCGTTAATAAACCGCCCACAACAGCCGCAACACCGCCACCAATCGTCAAGACCCAGTCCATAATTTGCGGGTTAGTTTCCACCCATTTTGTGATGCTATAAATGACTGGTGTGATATTTTCAACAAATGAAGAAATCACCGGCAAGAAGGATAAATCAATTTTGGTAGCTAATTCTGAAATGCTGTTTTTTAGCTTGGTGAGTTTGTTTTCTGCTGTATTACTCCGGTTCTCAAACTCGCGCTGCATTGAGCCGATATATTTTAAATTCCCTTGCTCATCGGTTTCTTGCAATAACCCTAACTGGCGGTTATATTCCCCGGTGTTTTGCGCGAGCAACAACACATCATCGGCATATTGTTTACCGAATATCTTGGCAAGAAGCGGATACTGCTTATCTTTCGGCATCTGTTTCACTTTTTCAATGAAAGACGAAATCGCGCCTTGCGCGTCTTTATTCATCGCAGCTGCAAAGCTTTTTGTCGTAAACCCTAGCTGTTTTAACTCTTTCGCATGTTCGCCGGCTTTAAGTTGTAAAAATGATGATGACATGCCTTTCACCGCTTGAGCAGCAAGCTCAGGAGCCTTACCCATCGAAAGGAAGGTAGATCCTAGAGCGGCTGATTGCTTTTCGGTAAGCCCAAGCATTCTTGTATCAGAGCCGACCCGTGTGATGACATTTACAATATCTTTCGCTTTCGAGTTGGCATTATCGGATAGGTGGTTAATCACATCACCAAATTGCGCCATCTCTGTGATTGGCTTGCCAAGCACGTTAGCCATGGTTGCCATTGCCTCCCCCGCATCACCGGCTGCCATATCAAACGCCACCCCCATTGTTGCTGCGTCCTTAGCGTATCCGAGTAGATTTTCCCGCGCCACGCCGGATTGACCGCCAGCCGCAACGATAGCGGCAATTTCTTCCCCGGTCATTGGGATTGTGCGGGTGAGTTTTAGAATATCGTCGCCCATTTCTTTGAATTGAGCTGGGGTGTCAAAGTTTACGACCTTTTTAACATCGGCCATTGCGCTTTCAAATTTAATTGCGGGGTCGGCTAGACCGCGAATAGTCCCCATAGTGGCGGTAACGGATGACGCCAGTGCTGTAAACCCGGCTACTCCAGTTTTAGCCAATGCGCCCATTTTTTTAGACGTACTAAGGCTTTGGTCTTGCAATATTTTAAAACTATTGCAAACAGAACGGATGCCCTTAACCGCACCTGTCACGCCGGCTGTAATGACTAATCCTATTGCTAGATTGTTTGACATGTTTTATAGTCCCGTTTAATTAATAAGGAGGAAGAAATGACAAGAGAAAAATGGGTGGAAAAAACACAGGCTGTTTTATTGCTTGCACTTGTTTTAAGTTATCTCGCCAGCCTTTATCATTTTTTAGTTTTTTATTCAGAAAGTAACTCGCTCTCATGGATTTCCGTTTGCGTATCTGCTTTTTTATTTGCACTACCGTGGATATTGGTCGGCTTCCTGGTGATGTTTTCGTGTAGAGTTATTATCATCTCGCTTTTTGGCTTATTCACCACGCTTCAAACCCTACTTAAACACTAAACAAAAAGCCGCTTAAATAGCGGCTTTTGTGTACCTTGCTTTTATCTGCCGCTCCGCTTGAATAATCCAACGCTCCACTTCATCAAGCGCCATCTCTTCCAGCTCGCTTGGCTGGAATCCAAACCAAAAGGCCAAGTCGGCCAGGGCTGCATTAAGGCTTTCCGCGACTACTTTCCCTTTTGCATTTTCTCAACAATTTTTGATGCAGCCTGGAAGTCGGCAATATCAAGCTCGTCAATATCTTCAGGCACTAAGCCTGTGACGATTGCAAGCAAACTCACCGCCATTTCGGTTTCGGTTTTACCTGTCATTTTGCGAATATCGCGCACTTTCGGACGGCGAATTTTTAACTCGGTGATGGTATTTCCTTGCCCGTCAGGGAATGGAAACTCTAATTTAAGAATGGTTTCAGACATAAAAAAACTCCTTTGTGAGTAGATTTGTTTAACTTCACAAAGGAGAATACAACTTTGACCGGTTGAATGATTTTAAATAGATTTAAAGGTTTTCACCCCTTTATTGACCGATATTAGTGCGGTATTTTTGCAACACATCTTGGCCGTTTACACGGTAGATATTTGCAAGCACGTCAATAAATAAGATCTCTTTGCCGGCTACGGTCTGCTTGATGGAATAAACATCTACCGTATCACCGAACTCTGAATTCTCTTTATTTTTCTGCGCCGTACCACCAATTTTGCTGGCTGACACATTCATAATGGTCACCATCGGCTCTTCAGCAGCCAACCCGCGTGAATCAAACACCTGGAGGTTTGAGCGGATCATTAGCTGTGAATTTTTATAAGGGTTCAACAACAACGCGCGCACTTCCGGGTAAAAGCTATCCCAGGTGATTTCTGCTTCGATAGCGTTAGTGCCGGCCGGCAGTTTAATCTCACCATGCAGCCCTAAGCCTTTGTGGGAAACCTTTTCAAACTCAATGTCCGGGATTTTCACTTCATTTGCACGCCCCATTTGACTGTTACCGTTAATGTACACGTTGCCGTTGACGATTTGATTAATAGAAATACTCATCGGTTTTTACTCCTTAGCGTTGTGAAACTAAATTCACTAAGTATTTACGGGTCATGACGGACTTGTTCGAAATCAATTCCGCTGGAAGTTTAGGGGTGTAGTCATAAACTAACGGCACGTGACCTTTGCTGAATTCATCCACCAAGTCGTAATCATGGTCAAGGCTGACGCTATAACCCACGATAGACGGTAATGCACGCAAATAGGTGTCCACGGTTTCGGTCAGACTATCAATCAATGCGTCATCAATTGGACGGTCAACATATTGCAACTCAGTACGTCGAATGCTTTCGTCGATTAAGTCACCGGTGCGCAATGCCGTTTCAAAATTGATAATGTGGGTCACGGTCGGGTAATTACTTGAGCGGTTACCCCACAATCGGAAGCCCGTCCCGAAGCTGTTGAAAATGGTTGTAATGCCTACCGCATTTAACTGGTTGGTCTCTGATTGTTCATCATCAACGCGCGCAGTAAGCGGAATCTCCATGCCAATCACCCCTTGTAATGGGCGGTTTGATGTCGAGAACCAGTACCCGTTTTCGGTATCGGTTTTCATTCGCAAGCCAGCCGCATGCACCGCAAGGCTTTCCAACGTATTGCTTGAGCCGATAGCATAAGGGAAGAAGTGGCGCGCACGCTCTGTGCTTGCAGACGCGTTGATTGTACCCAATGGGCCACGGCCTTTGATTGCATCAGAAAGACTTGTGCCTTTTGGTAATTGCACATAAGCCACTGCTTTCAACTGTTCTGCGAGCGTGGTTAAAGCCGCCGCACAGCTTGCTGTTTTATCAAACTCAGGGCAGATCAGAATTTTTGCGTCCGCGCCGTAAAGGTTGAAGCCATCACGCAATAACTCAAAGCCTTTGCGTTTACCACTTACCGAATCAATGCCACCTTTGATGTCGTCTTCCGTCACTTTTGTTGGGTCGGCGTATTCATAGGTCGCTTTTAAGGTTTCGTGTTTTGCTTTTAGAGTAATTTCACCCGTTTGCAAATCCACTGCATAATCGCTGCCTTCGGTTAAAGTACGATCTGCGGTTAAGGTTAAATTTAAAAGACCAGGATGCTCGGTTTTAGCGCGCAAGGTGTTATCGTCTTGCGTTAATACTTCATCGGTAACGCTTGTTTTGTGTTTTGCTGGGTCTAAAACATTGACCACATACACTTTACCCGCTGAATAGCGCGATAAAACATCAAATGCGTCAGGAAGCGTAAAGCCCTTGCCTAAGATTACGCCAAATTTTGAAAAATCTTTAGTCGTTTGACACACAGTCAATTCATTCACCGCGCCGATAGGTGCTGTACCAACGATACCAATAATTGCACCGTCGACAGTTTCCACCGCAACAGAACCACCTGCCACGCGTGTCGTTTTCGTCCCATGATGAAATGCCATAGTTATCTCCTAGGGTTGATTAGGTTTAGAGTTGCCCGCACGGCGATAAAGTGCGGTGGTAAATTTAGGTAAATTGCTTGGTTCGCAAAGCTCTACTTGCCATGTTTCGGTCTGCACTAAAAGCTGATACTGCCAAAGGCCGTCTGACTCGCCGCCAAACTCTTCACTCACTAAACTACACGCTGTGCAGTTAGTTGGTTTAAACCCAACTATTGCCAAGCGGAGCTGGTCTAACATTTCGATTGCACCGTGGTCGTCATGCTGACTTCGAGCAATCACAGTAAGCGCGACCATCACAACTCGGCGTTGCTGGATAACATCCACGCTGTCGATGCTTTCAAACTTCGACCCGGCGTATTGCACCAAAACAGCACCGAATTCGTCTGTGAGATTGTAGTGCTCCAAATCATCAGGAAATAACTCAATGCTAAACTTGTCCGTTTTATCGGCTATCCGTTGCTGTATGCTTTCTAAAATCGGAAGCGTTGCACTCATATTAATATCCTGTTAAATCGAGCTTCTGTGGCGCGCGCGTGTTGAATTTCAGCGCGGTTGGGTAGTTATCATCGGTCGCGCTCCCGATTTCTGTTAGGCCAAGATGCAGTTTGCCGTTTTGAATCCGTTCCAGGTCTTTCAAGGCTTGTGCATGGGTTTCGCGGACGTTGTCCGGGAATCCTTTACCGTCCGGGCGGCGGGAATACAACCAATGACGTGCGATTTGTAAACAAATATTACGCACCAAGGTCGGCACTTGATTTAATGGCAAGACGTAACGCGAGCGCAAATAGCCATCCACGGTTTCCGTGGCGTATTCGCAAGCCTTATCCAATGTCATCTGATTTGCGGTAGTCGCGCGTGATGTATCATTCGATAGGGCGATTAGCGTGCTTTCGCTCATTACATCTTCTAAATCTTGTGCCGTGATATACATTACTTATTTTTACCTTTGTTTGGTTTTGTGGTTTCGCCCGCTTCTTCGCCTGGCTCTTCCGTAGCCGTTTCAGCAGCCGCTTCTTCGCCAGGCTCTTCTGCAGCCGCTTCTTCTGCATCGCTTTCAACCTGTTCAGCTGCGGTTAATTCATCGCTTGCTGTTTGTTCAGCTTGTGCGCGTTGCTCGCTGTTAGTTTCAGCTGGCGTGATATAAATCGCGAGCTTGTCGGCTTCTTCTTCGGTAAGCTCAATGACATCGTTTTGCTCATATCGCTTGCCGTTGTGCAAAATTGCCATCGCTGCTGCGACCAAAAATGCCGTTTTTTGTTTATCTGACATAATTCACCCTTAAAATAAGTTGAAATTTAACCGCACTTAAATCGCGTTTAAATGCGGTTCAAATAGGGGTTAAATACAACCTTTGATTAAGTAACCCGCAGATTTACCCACGATGTATGGTTTATTGATATCGGTCGTGCGAACGATTTCAACTTTGCCACCCACTTCGGTGTAAGTATCTACATATAAGCCGTTTTTGCGGCGCACGGTATAACCAAATGATGGTTCATAGATATTTTGTTTCTGCTCTTTTGATGCCGGCGCAACATAAGCCAACACAATCGCTTTCGACCAAATATCTTTTAATTCACCGGCTTGTTCATGCACAGCTTCACCCACAACAACACGATCTACTTTGATTAATTTTGCAAAGTCTTCCGGGGTTAATACGGCAGTCGCCACGTATTTGATTTTTTCTAATACTTTCGGGTGTTCGCTTAACACTTCCCATACATCGCCAGAAATCGCACAAACGTTTGGTTTACGGCCTGTGGTGCGTTTAATTGCACGAATACCGGTTTTAATCACACCAATAGGGTCTGAATTAGGGTCGGTAAATTGAGACGTGCCGCTTAAGGTCACTTTGTTTGTGGTTTCGTAATTTGCTTCATTTAAAGCTAAGTCCGCACAAGCTTTTTCACGACCGAGTGCGATGACATCTTGTGTCACGCCGGTTGCGTATTGGCGTAATGGATAAACACCTTCGGTTTCATTCACTTCGCGGATGTCGATTGGATATTCGATGTCGTTTTCTTCTAAAACAACGGTCAATGAACCAATATCTTCCGGCGTTAAACGATTTGATGCAGCACGAAGCTCACGTTTTGTGGTTTGCAAACGGAACGCTAAGCGACCGAATGTAGGAATTTTGCCACCTTCTTTTTGAGTTTCAGCGATAGGGAACAACACTTCAGAAATCATGTTGCCGTTGTAATAACCTTGTGCGAGCGCCGTTAATACCGGGTCAACTACGCGTTGTTTTGATAAATCAGTCATGCATTTGCTCCTTATTGAGTGATTGCGTTAAATGCGGTTGTGTAGCCCACATTGTGTTCTTTCATATAAGCGCGGACTTTCTTATCCATATCAATGGACTCAGCGCTTGTGCCTTCGGCGTATTCCACCGTGCCGTCTTCTGCGGTTGTGGCGTTTTCTTTGGTAGCCACTTCGTTAAATTCAACGATAGCTGGCTGAGCTTCTAAAAACGCCTTGATTTTTCCGTGTAGGCTTTCACCTTCACCGAATTCAACCACGCCGCCAGCTGCGCTTGTTGAACCGAGATTTAATAAATCAATGGCTTGTTGTTTTGCCACTGGGGCTAATTTGCCCGCTTTTACTAAACCTTCGGCAAAGTCGGCGTTGTCGGCTTTTGCTTGGTTAAGTGCTGCTTCAGCTTTTTCGGCTTTCAACTGTTGGTTTTCTGCCTTGAGCTGTTCAATTTCTTCAGGGGTCATTTCAGGTTCTCCTTGTGGTTCTGAAGGTTGTTCTAAAGTGGGTTCGTTAAAACTAGGAATAGGCGAGCCGACTTCCGTTTGGTTGATACGCTTATATTCGTTTCGGATGTACTCTTCTTGCACACTTGATACGAGATAGTCCGGGATGGCTTTATCAGCCTCTTCCTGGCCGTGCGTGCCAATAAACCAATCGCGCAAGCGACGCCAAAGGCTGGATTCTGCCCAATCAGAAAAATCAACCACGCCTTGCTCGTCTTCAGCAAATTCCGGGTTGCGTAGGCCTTTAACCGCTGGCGGCATAGCACCTAGAAATCCAACATGGCGCAAATACAGGTTGCCGGGGCAAGGGTTGTTTGGGCTGTCTGCTAAATAAAATGATGATGAGACTTTTTTGAATCGCCCTTTATCTACCATTTCGGCAAATTCAGGGTCTACCTGGTCGAATTCGGCTTTTAATACATCGCCGTCTAATTCAAGGCGTTTTACCCAACCATACGCGGGTGCGTTGTGTTTAGGATGGCCAATTACTGCCGGGGACTCATGAAAGTTTACGTTGTAGGCATTGACCGCTTGCTGCAAATCTTCTGTGGTAATCTCCACTTCTAAACCATTTGCGTCGGTGCGTTTGCCCGCTTTGAAAATCTCAATTAATTGCATAGGGTATCCTCGTTTGAATACCGCTAGCATAGAGAAAAAATGCGGGCTTGAATTTTAAAGTGGTTGAAAGAATAAAAGAGGGATTTTTGACGCGGGATTGAAATGCACTTTATCTTTAAATCTAAAATGCTTTAAATGGCGTTCAAATCGCTTCAAATCGATTTAAATTTTTTTAGTCGATAAATTGCATTAATTTTAAATAAAAGCTCTATGGCGCGAATTTGTGGCGTTATTTTGATTTTTAGCTTTTACTTTAGATTTTTGTCAATTTGTCGTTGTAAAAGTGCGGTCGATTTTTTCAGAAGTTTTTGACCATCACTTTCATTGATACCCAACCATGGGCGCGCTGGAATTTTAACTTTACGGCCACGTCCGGCGTTTCCACCGAATTGATGTAGGCGAGCATATTTTGCATCACTACCAAACTCAACATGGTCATTATCGTAATTATACGCGGTTCTGTCTGATAGGTAACCGTCTTGACGTAAAATCTTTGGGCTTTTACCGCGTTTCATTTTTAACGCTTTTGTGCGTGGCGATAACGCTTGCCAGCGATTACCTTTTGGATCAATCTCAGCTTTAAATCGGGCATCATGAATTTTTTTCAATGTTTCGCCCAGCAAACCATACAGCTGACGTGGCTTTTCTAATTGATTTGCAATGCTTGTCAATTTCTGAATTGCTTGATTATCGTTAATGGTAATCTTTAACATAATTTTCTCTTGATAAAAATAATGCCAGGGCGTATAGTGAAATTGCGGTGGGGGTTTCCTACTGGAAAGGTTGGCGGCAATGTTCCATCCGTCATTATCCTGTTCGAATCAGGCAAGCCACCGCTTAATCTAGCTCCCCCCATAAAAGCTCATAGCTTCTCTTGAAATCATTCCACTCAACGTCGCTTTTAATTGTACTTGCGGTTCTGACTAAATTTAACTTGTGCGGCAGTTTTTTCCCGCTTAAAGCATCTTTTAATTTGATTTCATAGTCCATTTTAACCGCCACTTTGCCTTGTTCGGTTTCATAAACGAATAACAGGGTCGGTTGTTTTTGTTGGTCGTCCAATAAGATCGCTTTAGGGCGGCGCAGTTTTTCAGGTAACTGTTCCCAAAACCCCACCGGCAAGCTAATGCCTTTGGCTTGTTTGGTATCGCGTAATGCATGCAGCACATCTTCATCACGCACTGCGATTACCGCGCTCTGCGGGGCTTTTTCTAAATTGTCCAGCTTAGTTAATACCGGTTCAGGAATCGCCCCTACATACTTCATATTGCCACGTGCGATTTTTTGCTGACTGACTGTATCGACCATTTCTTTCATCGCGCCGTTTAATAGCACCATGGCTTTTGGGTTTTTCAATACATCATCAATTAACAGGCTCGCCAAATGCGGCTCAGCGGTTGTCATTTTTTGTAATAACAACTTGTCCACATCAACATCGCGAGATTGCGTTAGGCGCTCAAAGTTATAAGGTGCAAATCCCACATCATAACCTTTTGGCACGCGTACTGTTCGTGGATTGCCGGAGCGAACGCCTACCAGTTTTTCTTCCCACTCAATTTCAGGTGATGGACTCACTTTTCGCCCCATTTCGGCTAAATCATCGGCATCGTGAGCTGATACCGTGCAGTGGCAGCCGTACGCTTTGATTGGGTAATAGTAGCGCCAAAACGGATCTGTGGCGGGTAGAATTGTGCCGTCTAACGCGATATGTTCCTCGCGCGGGTGTTCATTATCATGGTGGTGATATTCCCAATAAGGCAATACATCAACCAAATCCAAATGCTGCGCCAATCGTCCTCGGTTATACGCGCCATAAACGTTGGTATCGTAAATAATCCGGGTGCGCCAGTTTCGCCCGCCGTTATATTGCCAGCCTGTATTTGCTACAATGTCATCAAAACGCTTGCGAAATCCCTCTAAGGTTTCACCATTTGCAATGGCATCATCTACCGCTTCGCGAAATGCCGTCAGCACTTCATTACGGTTTGCGCCGGCCACCATAAAAAAGTAGTCATGTTCTTCACCTAGCACGTCCAAATAGCTATTAGTAGGCAAATTGAGTTTTTTCTCAAAATATTTGACCTGCTCTTCAAAAGTGAATTTACTCATTTTATTTACGCTCATCTTCAACGGACTGACGACCAGCAAAGTGTGCTGCTGTTGATGCCCATGCCATTACTTTGCCGTATTCTGCAAAACTCAATTCAGGTATTAAGCTGTCTAACTGATTGCGAAAATCTTCCAGGCTTTCTGCTTGAGATAGCTTATCCTGGATAGTTTGCAGCCATTCTTCTACAAATGGTTCACCTTCGACTTCTAGCTGTTCCCCAATGGTTTCCACGATAGACTTAGGAATCGCCTCGGCGAAATCGGCCGTATTTTTGACCGCACTTTTTTCAGGTGCGGCAACTACAATGTCGCCTTCTTCAAACCCATAGGTTCGCATGATGTATTGCTCGGTGAATTGAACGCCTAATCCCGCCAATAATCCGTCACGCTCGGCTTGTAATTTATCAATGCTTTCCTGTTCGTAAAGCTCAAATGTCGGCAGCGTGTCCACGTGGAAATTCAACTCACAAATCCAGGCTAATAATTGGTTAAATATGCCTTCAACCATGCTGGCATCATCATCGCGAATATCGCGGGTCACTTCTAAGCCAGCTGTCGCGCTTGCACGATTTGCTTCAGCTTCTGTGGTTTGATTTTGCCCCAATAACGCGATGGCAATTTCTGATTTACAGTAGCGGAGGAAATCATCAAACACCTGTGATGACCCGCCTTTGCTTCCGCTTTCAAGCATATCAATAGAGCTGTCGTCCGGGATAGCCGCCACGGCTGTGCCGAGCATTTTTTCCATGCTATCTAACAACTCATCAATTTCATGGGCGTTAGCGTTTCGTGGGTATTTCCCCACTAACCACGGCGAGCCGTATTTTTCAGCAAACTCTAGCCAAAACTTGAACCCGCCTTTCTTGAAGGTAGCCGCCCAAAAACACATCGCCAGGTCTGCGCGACCGTATGGGTTCATGTAGTCGGCTTGTTGGGTGGCGAGTAAAAATTTCTTTTCCGGCACAATGTCGCCATTGCGGTTCTCTTTTGTGCGCAGCATTAAACGGTTGTCTTCATCAAATACAAACCACTCTTGTGGTTTTCCGACTATTTCAGTCGGGAGCAATAACCCGTTCTCACTTGCCCACATTACCTCAAGTGCCTGGTAACCGAACAGGGTGGCGTCTAAAATTTGATTGATGATTTGATTTACTGGTAAACGGTCAAAAAGCGTTGCCAGGATTTCATCTGTTTTTTCATTTCCAGTTGGGGTAATGCGCCACTCTAAACCTTTAATGGCGGCTTTACGGCGGCGAACACAACCGCCCACATGGCTATCCGATAAGATTTCACGATAAGCGGAAATGTCCTTCCCCATTTTTTTCAGCACAGGATCAGGGTTGGGCAAATAGTGCATAAATGACCAAAAGTCGATAGCATTGGCACGGGTGGCGATAACGCCGATTAAATCTTGTTTTTTTACTGTCATGGTTAATATCCTTGGGTCATTTTACGACTGGCGCGAGGTTTACGGCTATGGGCTTTTACCGGCAATTGAATCAACTGACGACTTGCATAGTGTGCTAACAACAATGCGATTGCCGTGTCACCGTGGCGTTTGCTTTTGCCATCCGCACTTTTAGCCCGTTTATCCGGTATGCGCGGCACACCCTTTACCACTTGGAACGAACGTAGGTCAGCGAGAATATCGGCATCTTTCGGAATAGCTTCCAGTTCACCGTCCTCTAAGGCGGCTTTAAATGGTGCAGTGTGTTCGCGATACCATTTTTCCGATAACTGAACACAATCAACCAATGAGCCAAAAGCGTCACGAGCTGATTCCGCCAAATAGCCACCATTACCGCGTGCGTCAAATGCCGCACCGGAAAAGCGGGGAAGTCGTTTTAAAATAAACAGCACGATTTGTTCCTGTTGTTTATAAGGCATATTGCCCAGTTCAACGATGAACTGCACTTGCTTGGTTAGGTTCTGCTGTTGGGCTAAAATAACAAAAGAAGTCATGTCGCCGCTACGGGCAAAGTCTTCGCCGAAGAAGTGCAATAAATTCGGCGATAAGCCTTGCAAAATCGGAGCTAACGTTTTTTCGCTCCAATCTTCCATTTCTTTATAGCGTGTCGGTTCCGGCACTAGACTGAAACCCTCTTTGGCTTCAAAACGCACTACCGGCGTTTTCTCGCTCATTTGACGCTCAATCAAGGCACGGGAAAGCCACAAGCCTGAACCGTTTTTCGGCACGCAGAAATATTCTTCCAGCGCGTCTTCTTCGCTTGCCGTATCTTTTAATAGGTTATCAATCCATTCCTGTTCTTTTTCAGCTGACCATTCTTGTTTGGTGACCTGACAAATACGTTGATATAAACCATCGTGGCAAGCATCTTCGATTGTGATGGTGTGAACGGAATAGCGTTTTCGACCCGCTCGGCTGTCAAGAATCAGCTCATTGAATAAATTATCTGCGCCGTTATGGGTTGAAATGACACGAACTTTCGCGCCCCACATTGTGAGTGCCAAGGCGGCTTTCAGCACCTCGGCAAGATATTCATGGAATGCGGCTTCATCAATCACTACAACGCCTTGCATACCGCGCAAGTTCTTAGGATTGGATGAAAGTGCTTTAACTTTGAAGCCTGAAGCGAAATAAATGACATAAGTCAAAATGTCTTTGTCTTCATCTTCAAAGACTTCTTCTTGAATTTCTCCGGCGGCGTAGTTAAAAGCCTTCGCCCACATAGCAACAGCGTCGATATATTCACGCGCCATTTCCTTGTTTGAGCCGATGTAAAACACATCAGAGCCACCGTCTGATTTTCGGGTACTGGCAATCAGGGCATTATCTGCCGCTTCCGCCCATGTTAAACCGCAACGACGGGTTTTCTCGGCTATCTTGAGTTGACTATCATCTGCAATCCAGCGTTTTTGATAGCCCAACAACAGTTCCATCGGATTAAACGCATGAATGCAGTCAAGGAATGACTGACATTCAGGGGCTAATTTGTTTAATGGTCTGTTATTTAATAATGCCATTATGCAATACCTAAAATCTGTTCTTTAATTGTGCGCACCGTATCGGCTGACAATCCTGCCTGCACCACGACTTTTTCAGCGGTTTCCGCCGCTAATTGCGCCATTTCTTTGCGAATTGCCTGTTCACGTTTATGGGATAGACTTTCCGCCTGCTCCAACCGCTGAATCGCGGAGGATAACAACGCCAAATCCTTCGGTTGCGCCTTGCCGTTTTCACTCATGCCGATAGAGGTTTCAAAGGCAAGATTCTTCACGATTTCCATGAGCAGTTTGCCAATATCGCTTTGTGGTGCCTCGCCGAATTGCTTCGTCCAAATCTCAGCGACTTCACGCGCATTGCGAATTTTGCTCGCCATTTGTTCCATGCGGCTGGCGTAACGGTTAAGACCTGTTCGGCTTAATTGATAGCTGTCATCTAACCCACAATCACGGATCAGGTCATTAATCTCTTCAAGGATTTGCGCTTGGGAAAGGTGCTTGTCGCGCAACATCATCGCCAGTTGGGTTTTGATATTCGGTGGCAATAAGTCCACTTTACTGGCGCGGCCGCGTGTGTTTTTGTCGGTCATTTAAACCTCCTTTAAACCGGGTTTAAATCTTTGGACTTGGCTTTTTTACGCCGTCCACGAAAGCGCGACCTTGCGCCACATCTAAACCACGTTGCGTGATAGTGGCTACATAAAATTCTTTTCCGTTGCTATTGAGTCTAGCGATGGTGATTAAGCCTTGCTCCTCAAGCCATAATAGGTGATTACGCACCAAGTCACGGCTAATATCGTGACCGTACATATCCAAACAATCGTTTAAAATGCTTTCATTGGCATCGTAACCGCACTCTTCAAGAGAGCGCAGAATAACCAATCGTTGGTCTTTCGTGAAAATATCTTGGCGCATCATTCCTTATTTACCTCTTTTTCAATTAATAACTTCACTTGATGGTTAAGGCTACCAATGTTGGTATTTAACACGTCGGTTTTACCTTTCATTTCCGTCATTAATAAACGCAAATCGGCTACTTCTTTTGAGGTTGGCAAATGTCGTAACTCGCCTTTTACTTCCGATAGACTTTTTTCATTAGTTTCAATTGCCTTACGTAAATCGGCCACATCGGATTTGCGGGCATATTTACTGTCCATCGTCAGCCAAAAATACGTCCACACAGCACCACCAACCGTCACTACAATTGCCCAGTGCCGCTGAATAAAATCAAGTGCTTCAAGCATTATTTAGGTTCCTTTTTTTGGCAGATTTTTTCATAAGTCAAATTATGATTAAGCACCTGCCGCTTAGTTTCTTCGGTGTCTTTACGGCTTGGATAAATCAGGCCGAACGCTGAACAACCGCTAGTCTTCACGGAAATAACCTTTTGACTGCAACTGCTCATCAACAGACTTGCCAGACAAAGTGCGGTTAGTTTCAGTAATGTTTTTTGCAGTATTTGCATTTTCTAACTCCTGTGCGACTGCGGCCGCTTCACGTTTTACGAATTCAATTTCTTCTTGCTGTTTGCGAATTTTGGCGGCTTGCAGGCGATTGTGAATAAATCCGCCTACCACAAGAGCAAGCATCGCGCCGATAACATAAAGATTAATCACTGTTTTCTCCTTGTTGTCTGCGATTTTGCATTGCGGTGGCAAAGCCTTTGGTTGCCGCGCCACCACCACAAAAGAGGGCAAATGTCGTGAATAATTCGGGTACGTAGGAGCGATTTAACCATACGCAAAACACCAAAATTCCCGCCATTAAGAGAGCACCAAAGAATTGGATAAATGCAGTAGTTGACAGGCGACCATCGGCGTTAGTAATCAAATCACTCATTTGTTTCATTCTTTTTCCTCAGTAAAATAATTATGTTTTGAGATCATATAACCAATGAAGGTTAAAATTGTTGCACATAAAAAATGTCCGTAGTACGCCAGCATAATTCCAAGCAACGTATTAGCTATGATTTCCCAATAAAATCTAGCTTTCGTGTATTGATGTTTAGGGTCTGGAAAACCAATAAAAACCACCAATACAGAGAGCGCAGTGATGAAGTAAAAAAACAATTCGTAGGCTTGAATTAAGTTTCTGATGTTAAATTCATTTGCGGCAATAAAACCGCCAAATATCAACACATCCAAAACACAGCTAAAGTGAGTTAATCCTATGATTTCTCTTTTCATTAGTAACTCCAATATAAGTAAAAACCTTGTGCAGCTGTTGTGCCGCCATTGATTACGCGATTACGCATTGCGTTGTTGCTTGGTTTGCAACGTGGGGATTTGTAGTATCCCCAACCTTTAGGTGCGGTAGTGTTTTTTACGCGTTTGCTCATGACCTACCCCAAATATAGATGATTGAAATTGACAACTTCGTCCGAATCCAACCACGTCCACACATCGAAACAAGGGCAGTCCTTAATCCATTCATTTGGTGTAATTGTGCCGTCACCGTTGATGTCCGGACTCAAATCACGATGTCCACAAATGCGTGCGCTGGGATATTCGCTTTCCAGTTTTTGCAATAATTTGTGCAGGGCAATCCATTGTTTTTCAGTATATTCACCGTAGTTTTTACCGCTTGCGTCGATACCACCCACAAGACAAATGCCGACGGAATATTGATTGTGACCTTTGACGTGCGCGCCGATTTCACCGACCATACGACCGGTTTCAACGGTGCCGTCCGTATCGATTACATAGTGATAGCCGAGGTGTTGCAGGTGCGGGTTGAATTGTTTGGCTAGCACAGGGTTACGTTTGAATCCGCGCTGTTTATGCCATTCATCGATGCGTTGCGCGGCGGTTTGTGTTTCCGTGCGTAATGATTTACCGTTTTTTGTGGCAGAACAGTGGATCACGATTTTGGTGATGGGTAGTGATAAAGACATAAAAAACTCCTTCTAAGTGAACTTAAAAGGAGTTTAAAACGGATGGGGTTTTATTGATTTTAAAGTGATTTAAAGAAGTTATTTGCGCATAAATTCAAATGCTTTCATTACTTCGCCCATATTGATACTTTCCGGCAGCGGAAGCCCAAATGTGTCTTTATAATTACCTAGCATTGACACATATTTCAATTCTTCATCGTATAGGCTCATAGCTTTACCGTTGAGCGCATAGAAACGCTTAACAGGATCTTTTACTTTATCATAATAAAAAACATACAACGATGATGGCGCTTGCCCAATAGCAATGTAATTGCAAGCTAGATAATAATGATCTCCAATTTTTCTACTTTCACAAGTCGCAGATTTATCACTGTCTTTAGGAAGTAGTTTATAAAGATTTAGTTTTACATCTGATATTTCTGATGATGTTGGAGCATTGGGGTCTTTTTCATCTAAACAAGAGGATAATAAACAAGCAATCACACCTGTTAAAAGCATAGATAATATTTTTTTCATTATTTTTCCCTTAAATTGGCAAAAGCAATGTACTTATAATACCTTTAATTTACTTTTATTCATATAAAAAACGCCCTTTCGGACGTTTTTTCTCACTTTTAGCGGTTACACATTGCCAAACATATCAAACTGACGTCTTGCAATTTCTTCTTTTGTGATCTTCTTCACAATCTGATAAATCCACTGCATTGACACGTTGTATTTTCGTGCGAGTTCACGGTGATTTGTGCCGTTGAATTCATTGAAAATCTTCCGATCGCGTTCGTTTAGTAATAAAACAAGGTTGCGTGGAATATAAATCCCCTCACCGCCCCAGCATTGTGCGATATGGTTTGCCACTTCAATGCTGATTTGCTGGGCGAGTTTTGGCTCAATATCAGCGATTTTTTCTTTGATTTTTACTTCTGTGTGTTTTGCTAAATCCGCCAAAATTTCAGGCGCTTTCTCATTAAACGTTTCAATTTGTTCCGTTGTTGCATTCAACATAGCCACCTCTACTGGTTGGACGATCATTATTGCGCAAAATTATAGCGATATTGTTCCACATTGTGCGGGTTATTTTCAGGAAGGAATAAGGGTAGAGAGAATAATCACTTGATTTATAAAAGAAAAACCGCCCTTTCGAGCGGTAAAAAAAGTTCATTTTTGCTGTTTCTCTTTCCATTTTCGCCACACGTCATAGCCAGGCAAATGTTCCACTGGTTGGCCTAACTGATAAAACCGCTCGATATATAAAATGGTGTTTTCAACATCATCACTGCCTTGAGTGGCTCGTTCTACTTGTTGGCGTTCGGCATTATTTACAGCGGCCGACCCTACGCCTGAAAATAGAGGTTTGTTGGTATCCATCACTTGCATTAAGTAGCGGTGATTATTTAAAGGGGTAAGATTTCGGCTTTCTCGGCGTTTTTTCTGCACTGAATTGACCGTTTCACTCAAACAGTGGGCTAATAATTGAGAAGGTGGGAATAAATCTAACACTTCGCGCATTAATTTAACCGCTCTTGAGTTGCTTAGCGCTGATTTATCCGGGCGAAATAGTGCAATATAACTGACTAAAGGTCGTGCCACACCGTATTTTAATTCAGTGATTAGCCCTAATAATTCACGCCCAGCATCATCTTCTAATAGTTGGTCGAGGTGAATATCAGAATGGCACACTGGGCAACGGCATAATTTCATACATTCCCCCTTGCTTGCCATTTTTTCAGGCGTTCAAGCACTAAACCAGCCATTTGGTCGTTTAATGCGCCTACATTCAGCGCAAGCGGTTTGTTTTGATCCGTTAATATCGGATTAACCACACCGCGCACCCATTTGTTTAATGCGGTTTCCGACCCATCGCGCACCAATCCTTTCTTGCTCATTTCAATCCAAATAGCACGGATTTTGTGGGCAATGTTGCTTTTTACAACCGCACTTTTTCTGCTTGGCGAATGATTTCGGCGGCTGGTTTTCTTAAATCCTTTGGCTTCCATTTCTGCTTCCACTTTCATTAACTCCGCCACGCTCATTTCTTTGCATGATGTTTTCCCGGTAACGCGCTCAAGCATGGCGCGGTAGCTATATTCATCCATTGCCAGTTTTTGCTTGGCAATATGAATTAGCTGGATCAGCTTTGGTTTAGTTTTATGCATTGTTTATTCCTTTTTAAAACACATTATTCAGCCCACTTAAACGTGGTTCAAATGGGCTGTAAATGGGTTTTAAATGTTTTCTTCGAGTTTTGTGCCTTCAACAAAACCAAGCAAAATGCCCTTCACAATCTTGTCCAATGCCGCAAACTGACGGGCTATATAGGCTTCAAATTCTGCTGCGTGTTTGCCGAAACTATTGGTGCTGACGGTGCTTTTCATTCTCTCAAAACCAGAAAACTTGATTTTGTTGATTTTTAAGCTAGATGTCAGTGTAAAACTTATGTCATCTTTACCTTCTTCATTCCAGCTGAACAGTTTGATTGATTGCACGCGATAGCCATTTTTTAAGGCTTCAATCACGCGTTCTTTACTAGCCGAGTCGTCACTACGAATGGCGCAATCTAAATAGGTGCGTGTTTCGTTAAATTCGCCTTGTGCAAGATAAAGTGTCGTGCGGTTAGCAAAGTGTAAGTGATTAAACATAGGCTTATTTTCTGTTAAAAGTGCGGTCAATTTTGCCGTTAAACCGAGTTTTTCTTCTGATACCACAAAGGTTCTAAATTCCACTACGCTCATATTCGTCACAATATTGCTAATCGCAATGCGCGCACGTGGTGAGCGACTATTGGTGATTAAGTGGTGCGTTTCGGCACAGTAGAAGAAATTCACGATTTCTGATGAATACGGCAAATCTTGTTCCAATAATGTTTCTTTAGCTTTTGAGACAATCTCTTTTTCACTCATTCCCACTACATTGCCAAGTTCATGTTCTCCGAGTTTTTTAAGCTGCCAAATTTGATGTTCTAGCAAGGCTTTGGAAAGATTAAGCCACTCAAAATGCACGGAGAAAAACAGGTTGCCATTACCCAATTTCGTTACTTTTTTGCCGTTAATTGGATTAGTGACCGTTTCCCAACGTAAAAAATGTTCGTCAGAATGCCCACGCATATTTTCAACACGTGAAATTACATCATCGGTAGGAAAATGTGCGCTGTAAATTTCGCATTGCTTTAAGGTGATAAAATCTGTGTTACGCATAATTTGCTCCTTGTTGGTTGATTGAAAACACATTATTCAGCCCACTTAAACGTGGTTCAAATGGGCTGTAAATGGGTTTTATTTCTCATTAACAGTTTCTATATCTTCCCAAATTGGCTTCATCATCTTGCTACCATCATCATAAAATGACGTTGTTTCGATAAATTTTCTCTGTAAAATTAGCTCCCCATTTTTTCGTTTAAATAATCTATATTCATTAGACTCTTTTAGAGATTTCATAGATGGTCTAATTCTAAAGTCATTTGAAATAACCATATTTTTAACATTAAACTCCATCATTTCCGCCTTATCTCCCCAATCTCATTCTCAACCCCGGCAACAAATTCTGCACATTCCCCACATAAACCGCAGCATATTGAGCTTGCCCTGTGCGAAGATAGGTTTGTGCTTTAATAAGCTGCATTGCTGCTTGTTGCAATATTTCATCCAACCGCACTTTTTCTTGCTCAGTCATACTTCTTCCCCTTCAATCACTGAATCAATTTCCACCACCATTCCAGTTAATGGAGGAGCAGTGTTCAAATCACACAACTCAATGGCTTGTTCTAGTGTTTCTGCTGTCATTTTCACTTCAATCACGCCATATAAGCGCACGATATAATCAGCCATAATTTCCCCCTTAAAACGGTTTTCTTAATACTCGGTCACAAAACGCGGCGCGGTGTTTGCACCATTCTTTATTTTTAGAGTCTTTCGCGTTAAGCTCTGCGATAGCCCATTGTTCCTTGGCATCTTGTAAGTCGCCTTGGTGTTCGCTTTCTGCCGCTTTTTCGCTGTAATATTTAAAGCGATTGAATTTATGAATATTTTCCATTTTTTGTTTCCTTTTTTGTTGATTAAAACTTATTATGAACGCCCCTTAAATTAGGGTTTAAAGAGCGTTTAAATAGGTTTTATCGATTTAGTTTTTTCTGTAATTCCGCAAATTCAGCTTTTGAAATTGCAAAATCTTCAAATTTACCGTTACTAAAAGTGATTTGAGCACCCCCAAATTTTTCGTCCCATAAAATGGAAACGATATGATCTGAATTTAAGATGATTTTTTGCCTGCCAAATGGAAACTCGATAAACATCACACCACCTCCTGTTCAAAAGGGGTGATCACAAAATCTTCCACACCGGTTTTAATTGTTACCCCCGCCACCGTTGCGGCTAATTCAGGCTCATTTAACATGGCCTCTTTGTTGATTTCTTCCTTGGTGCGAATAAAACGATCCAGGCCTAACGTGTGCAAACTTTCAATCACGCTCTCTGTACCGCGAATACCGACTGACGGTGGGCGTTGTCGCCATTGCACTTCACCGGTGTTGAAAGTGCCTGTTTTGGTTTTGCCGTTTAATGTCAATTCATCTCGGCGGCTTTCACACCAGGCTTGCACCGCATCTTGTTTTGGCGCGAGCTTTTCTTTGATTGCGTTCATTAAAGGCGCGTATTCTTCGGTGATTGCGGCCAAGCGGTCGTTTTGTTCAATCGCTAGACGTTCTAATTCGCGGTTTAAATCGCCGATCTCTTTAATTGCCACTTCCACTTCATCGCGCGTTTGATAACGCACTGCAAAGGTGTCGGTTTTAATTCGGGTTGGTTTTTTTGCCATTTTTTCCTCCTGGTTTTTAGTGTAAATAACTGCGCCAAATTACCTTGATGCCTTCGACCATCATTTGATATTCGGCAAAATGCACGCCATCGTTGCCTTGGATATACGCAAGCGCCTGGCCTGTTTTTTCTAATTTCTTCGTTAATGCGTTCGGCTCAATGCGCACGCGCGGTTTGATTTTGTCAAACTCAATGCTTAATACATGCAAGCCCATTTTGTTTAACTCAAACACGCATTTTTGGGTTTGCGATAAGTAACATAGGGCGATTTTGTTGCAGCCACCAAACACTGGATGGGGTTTAGTTTGCTCGCGCAAGGTGTTGTTTTTTGTAATGCTTGTCATTAATTTGCTCCTTTCATTTGTGCTTGGGCGGTTAAAATGAGGTCTAGAGTGATGACAGTGCCTTGTCCTTTCGCTGTCATGCCGGCTAGGCGTAAATATTGCGTTAAAGCACGTAAGCCGCCTGCCTTGCCGCCGATGTCATAAAGGACGGTCATTAAATCCTTGTCGGCTATATCAAGCCCCCAGGCTTGCGCGATGGCTTTAATATCGCCTTTTGTGCTAGCTTTAACGCCGCAGTTGTTACCAATTCGTGACCAAAGACGCGCGTATTCATGCGCCTGGTTTACGCCGCCTTGGATGCGGGTGTAAACTTTATCGTTACCAATTAATGCAAAGCCTACTTCAGCTTCTTCTTGGATAATTCGGATCTCTTCTAACGCGTCATAAGGAAGGTGGTCGCTTTCATCAATGATGACCAAACCCTGTGTGCCTTTGAGCTTTTTAGTAATTAAGCGTGATAGGCGGTCTTTACGGCGTGGCGCATCGTTAATACCTAACTCAAGGGCTAACTCATACAAAATACTGCTTAATGTGGCGCGTGCAGGGCTTGCAGTAATCATCCATACGTTTTGGTTGCTTTTCGCGTACTCTTGGCAGGCTTTGGTTTTGCCCACACCGCTTGCGCCGTACACCGTCACCATGGTCGGTAGGATTTTTGCCATATCCAACGCGGAAAACACTTTCTTCGCGGTGGGAATTTCAATAAAGTGCGGTGCTTCTACGAACACTTTCGCTTTCTTTTCACGGGTGGCGAGCCAGTTAGCAAGGGCGGTTTCGATGTTGTCGATGTTGCCTGTGTATGTGCCTTTGAGATACGCACTCAACGCCCCGGCAGAAATCCCAGCTTGCGCGGCAATTTCGCGCTGCGTGTGGACTTGGTTGTCTAAAAGTTGCTTGATTTGTTCAATTAAAGTCATGTTTAACGCTCCTTAAATGCGGCTTAAAGCCCTTTTTCTTCTTTAATCATGGCTAATCCTTTACGCCAGCCTTGTTCAAAATCGTTGGTTTCTTCATCGTCATCTAATACCGCTTCGTGTTTACGCACTGCGTTACCTTCTTGTCGGAATAGCTCGATGATTTTCGGTTCTAGCGGTTCTTCTTCCTCGAATTGAGGCTGATAACGCGCTGCTTCTTGTGCATTCATAGTGAGTGTGGCTTTCGCTTGGGCTTTCACCGCTTTCACCATTTGTTTGCGTGCTTTATCGTGTTCGCGGCCTTTCGCTTTATCGCCAAATGCCACCGCATCTGTACATTTCGCCTCGGCTAAGAACACACCATCCAAACCGTAAACCCACACTTTGTTGTGCAAGTCTTGCGGGTCGAATTTCACCACCACCTTGCGGTGCGCTGTGGCAATTAGCTCGCTCGCTAAATAGCGGTTTTTGCGATTATTGACCTTGCCACCAGCTTCTAACTCAAATGTGCCGTCTTTTCTCAATGTAACGGCTTCGCTCATCAACATTAAAAACCGCATTTGTTCTGCGCTTGCCTTGCGAATTTGCGCCTTGGCGTAATCGCGCTCAAACACTTGGCTGAAACTGTAAATGCCTTGGCATATTTCGGTTTGTCTGCCTTCGCGTTCATTGAAAGTGCGGATGCCATCTTCTATGGCTAAAATAAATGTGTCGTAATCTACGCCGTCTTTGCCGCCGTTATAGTTATCAGGCTTGCTGTAAACATTTTCCCCAGCGTAAAAGCCAGCTAGACTTGGGTGTTTATCAACTAACTCGCCTAAACCACCGTGTGAAAACGCACGTTCGATTGGTTTTGCTTGCCCGTGACCTTTGCCAAATTGCACCGATGTCCACAACAATTCGATGCCAAGCATTGGGATAATCCCGGTCACATCATCTTCTTTTACTTTGAAGCGGTAGCGGTTCTTAACGCCCCCGGTCATCCATTTGTTTGCCGCTGCGCGGGTGTTATCAATGGTGCATTTTTTCGGGATGCCGTATTTCCAAATAAGATCCATCAAACTTAATCGGATGGTGTCGCTGTTTTCACTTAAATCTACGCGGTAGGCGAGAATTTTGCGGGTGCGAATGTCTTGCCAAATCCAGGTTTTAGGGCGGACAATTTCGCCGTTATGCCAACGCACAAATACGTTGTGTTGATAACCGTCGCCGTTAATCCACTCAAGGGCTTCAATTTCGGCCACTGTGCGGCGCATTGATGGGTAATATTGCATGACTGCATGGTCACCTTCGCGTAATTGCACTTGCACTAATTTCGGCACTTCTCGCGCGATTTTGCGCTTAATGCTGCTCGCTGATGGAATTGACCAGCCGTTTTCTCGTGCGGCGCGTTTTAAACGCTCGTAAACGCTGCCAAATTGCGGGCATTCAGGTCTAAAATAGTCGGCCTTAAATGCCTCCCAGGCTTCTTCTGTGAAGTCTGCTTCTTTGCCAGCTTTTTTGTTGCTGTGTTTATCCAACAATAAAGGTAACCAATCTGGGCGTTCAAAAGACCGCACTTTGTAATACCAACGTTTGAGTGATCCTTTCGCGATTTCATACTCAGTAGAAACCGCATCAAGCGCCATCATTAATGCCACGTTGTTTTTCACTAAATCGTCTAGCTTGTGCAGTGGGGCGAGTTTCGCTTTTGCTTCTTCCTTTTGTTTATCGGTCGCTTTTTCATAAGGCTTCCAAATAACTTCCGGTAGGTAGTTGAGTTCTTTTTTAGCTTTCGGAATTTCCACCGCTTGGCTTTGTTTTAATAAGAGTTCGGCTTGGACTTCTTTCGGTAATGAATTAAAAGAGAATTCATAACTTACCCCTTTCACTCCTTCCACCTTTCTAAATTCCCAAGATAGGCTTTTAGCTTTTCGAGTAACATTGCTTGGACTGTTTGGTAACCCGCCAACACCTGCAAGCTCTTTAGAGTTAAACCATTCTTTCATAACGCCTCCAAACCTTACTCGCGATAGCGGCTAGGCCAAATATCTGAAGGTTTAAGCCCTAATGCATTTGCAATTATCCATTCTCCTTTTGGATATGGTTTATCCAAGGCATTACGAACCGTTGTTCTTGATAACCCGTTCTCAATTCCAAGCTGAGCTAATGAAGTTCCTTTTTTCTCTAACTCCGCTCGAATATCTGCGCGATGCATGTCAATAATTCTTTTTTTTCCTGCCATTTTGTGAGATCCTTGGTTAGTTTTAACACTAGCTTACGAAGTACATTTTGATGTAGTTCGCTGACTATGATTTGAATAATATAGTGAATTCTTTGTGAAATCAACTAAAGAATTCAAAAGAATTCACAATTTTTTCACTGACTTCTGTACAATCTTGATTTTTAAAGGGTTTTAATGACACTCTTTTTAAATTCAAGATGAATTTAAAAAGGTATTGTATGAATTCACAACCTAAACAAGAATGGTTTACTGCTTTTGAGTTAGAAGGGATAGGGAATTTGCCAAGCAAGGCGACCAACATAACCAGACGTGCAACTAAAGAAAACTGGAAAAAGAAACAGGTTCAGGGAAAGAAAGGGGTGGCTTATGAATATCACTATTCATCGCTCCCACCAGAAGTACAAAAGGAGTTGGGCTTTTATCCAACTGAAACACGAATGATCGTCCCAAATATTACAGAAACTATAGGGCGCTATGTTAAAGAGGCAATAAATAAGGCCACTGAGCTTGTTAGCGTGCCTTTTTATAAGACGTTTGCTTCTGCCGGCTTTGGGGCGTTTAATGACGACGTGTATGAACCGGATGATTTTGTGGGGTTAAGCGCGCACTGGTTGCAACAACGCGGCCTTCAAAAGAATAAACTGGCATTTATTCTAACCTCCGGCGATAGCATGACCCCAACAATCCACCACGGCGATATGTTATTAATCAACCGTGCCGTAACCACGCCGCGTGATGGGCAGATATATGTTATCCGTTCGGGCGATCAGCTTTGGGTTAAGCGCGTCCAGGGTATTCCTGGCGGCATTCGCTTGATTAGCGATAATAAAGGAATCTACGCCCCGATAGAGCTGATGTTTGAAGATAATTTAAACTTTGAAGTGTTAGGCCAGGTTGTTTTCATCGGCCACGACTTAATTTAAAGATTTAAACCTAAATTTAAAGCCATTTAAACCGCGTTTAATGTTTCCCATTTTTAGCGGTTAAACTGCCAATATTTAGAAAAATTTTCTCATTTCATTATTTCTATTTTTTAACTAATAAAAAAGGGGCTGGCACACCGCCAAGCCCCGTTTTATCTATATTCATCCCACTTATTCCCGAAAAATTCCGCCAAATCCCTATTTGTTTCTTTGTTTCTCATTTTAAGTGATTGGATACAGCTAGATATGATGTTGCATTAAGTTTAAACACAAAGTGCGGCCAAAATTGACCGCACTTTTTTATCTTTAAGAATCGACTTATTTAATCACGCCACATGCCATACGTGGGCCGCCACCGCCAAGTGGAGCTGGATGATCTGAG